ATATACTTTGTGCAATGTTTCCTTCTGCGGAAATTGTAATAGTGTCGGTACTAGGATCTGAAGATAATTCAATACCTGTTCCTGCAATAAATGTAAGTGTATCAGATACTGCATCTGCAATACATGAATCTTGTCCTTGTACACCAATGTTTACAAAACCAACTTTAGTATTTGAAATTGTAATGCTGCCGGTCGATGAACTAACACTAATTCCTGCTCCAGCTGTTAAACTTGTAACGCCGGTGTTAGTTAATGTAACACTACCTGTAGCTGCACTAACACTAATTCCTGTACTGCCTGCAATACTTGTAACGCCTGTATTAGTAACCGTTACGGTATCTGATCCGGCATTGGTTGTTATGTTAATTCCAGTGCCATTTGCAAAGGTTAATACATCAGATGCATTTTGTGGATCTAAAGAACTTTGTCCAGCAACGGCAATAAAACGCCAAATGTTTTGTGTAATGTTTGGAGAACTATTAGTAATTGTTACCGTACCAGTACCAATGGACGGATCTAAAATAATACCAGTTCCTGCTAAAAGTTTAACAACGCCGGTATTGACAATTGTTATGCCGCCCGTGGCTGCACTTACGCCAATACCAGTTCCTGCTGTTGCACTGGTTACACCTAGATTAGTTAATGTTACATTACCTTTACCTGTTCCACTTACTCCAATCTGTCCAGCAGTACCAATTAATTGTGTAACTCCGGTATTAGTAATTGTTAACGAATCAGTGCCAGCAACCGTTGTCATTGTAATACCGGTTCCATTTACAAAGGTTAATGTATCTGTGGTATTATCTGCTACAATATCACTTTGCCCAGAAACAGAAATAGTTTTAAACGATGCTTCTATCGGATCTTTAATTAGTTGTCCGCCAATTGTTGAACCTGCTGGCAGATTAACAATACTTCCAGTTGATGACAAAACTGCCGACCCTAAATGAATTGAGTTGCCGCTGAGGTATAAATCTCTCCATCGTCGTGATGAAGAACCTAAATCATATATTGAATTTGTTGACGGAACAATATTTGTTGATAGTGCTGTTAGGTCTACAGCACCACCACCGCCAATACTCAAATATAATTCTGTAAAATTATCGTTAATATCTGCAAAAGCAGAGTTAACGGCATCCCAAAGAATTGGTGGTTGTTTTGGATCAATAACTTTTCTAGCCATATTATGTTCTTCCTACGGCAACTTCAATAGTGCCAATGTGATCTGAATCGTAATCTTGTAACGCTTTGCCCACCGAAGAACCTGTCTTAATATCTCCAACGGCTGCAATAGCAACCCCTGGAATTTTACTGGTCACTAAGATGTCGCCTTTCTTAATTTTGCCTACTACCTTACAAGGTACACGACCTTGTAGAGCAATTTGGTTTTTAAATCCTGGACATGCGCCATACATAGAATATGCTGCATTATCTGAAACAACACCTGCTACTCTTGTATCACCTAATGTATTTGTTGTTGTAACTTCTTTTTCGCCACCAAATACAAGTACGGTTCCTACTTCATAATCCTTGTCACCTTCGTAGAATTCTGCAAGGTCGGCTGCATAAGTCGCTTGTAATCTTGAATTACCTTTCGATGTGCCGCCTGGGCTACTAGCAAGTATCCATTGTCCTGTAATTGTTCCAGATGTTGTATCGCTACCTGTTGTGATTTGTGTTGCAGTAATTCTTGAACAACTAATTGGTGCTGCACTAAATCCGTCTTGTGTTCTAAACGAATGAGCATTATTGTCGTAATAGGTTGTATTATCTGCGGTCAGCGAACCTGAACCAATCAACACACCACCCGATCCATTAAATGCATAAACACGAGTAGTACCACCTGTTGCTGTAGAATTTCTTGCAAGTGTTAAACTTGAAGAAGTTTCTGTAGAAAGTTTTAATTTGATATCTTGTAATGTAAGAGTTCTTGCAGCAAAGTCACCGTTTGAATCTCTCTTAACAAGTGTATTAACGGTTAAATCAGTGGCGTCGGTAATAACAGAATAATCAGAATCTAGTGTGCTAGATAACGAATTATTTCTTCTCAAGTATCCAGTAGTGTTATATTGTGATTTCTTAATAGCACCACCAACATCGACTACCGTACTAAAGTTAACAGCAGCTACGTTATCAGTGGTAACACTAGAATTACCAAGCACCGTTCTTGCACCAATTTGTTGAATCTTACCAACTAAAAGTCCGTTGTTAGAAACGGTAATCCAACCATTAGTGGATGTAAATTGTGAATTATCAAAACTTGCTAGACCTAAATCTGATTGAGCAATTCCAGTAGCATTAGCACGAGTGCTGGCCGCTGTCATGTTTAATTTAGACTGGTCAATAGCTGCACTAGCATTAATGTCTGCATTAACAATTACACCAGGTTGAATCTGAGCATCAATGGTATTAGCTGTTGAATCGATATCAAATAAAATATCACCTACAACAGACGCATTAGTAATTTCATTTTCACTACCAGTAAATACAACAAAATCGTTGGCTGCAATATTTCCAGGAGTAAAATCTTGTAAATTGTTTAAAGTTAAACTTTGTAAATTAACAGCATCAGTTAGTTCAACTGGATTGTCAACATTTTTAATTCTATTGTTTCCAAGATCCATATCTCCGTTCATGGTCAAGTTACCATTTAACGGCATGAAACCACCAGTTAATTGAGGTATCAATTGAGTATCTGGAACAACTTCGCCGGTGTGTGTTAAACCTAATCTTCTTTCTAAATAAATTCTTGTAGCGTTTTCTGTTGGTACCGTATCAGTAGCATTATCAGAGAATGAGCTATCTGTTGAAAATTCAGCAATTGGAACACCACGTTTGAAACCAATACCATCTAAGTTACTCAACGCAATAGCTGCGGAGAATGTTACACGACCTGTACCTTGGTCAACACGGAAATACGGACCTACGTTAAAGTTACCAAATTGGTCAGTGGTTACATAGAATGTACGTCCTGAACCCCTTTCTGCTGTTTCAGTAGCAGGATTTAACGGATTAACCGCAGCACCATAAATTTCGTTTGGATAGTTTGTATCTGCATACGAACCTGTACCAATTTCTAACAAATCGTGCCCAGTTACACGAGTTAACGAAATACGAATAGTTAATGATCCCGATGCATTAGATGTTCTAATTGGAACACCAGCTTTTAGTGATGGTGGACTAGAGAATGTTAAAATGTCGTTTACCAGAGGAGTATCTAAATAAACTCTAGCATAAGGTTCATTAGTAACACCTTCTGCATCATATTGAATAATAGTATATTCAACACCAATCCATACAAATTTTGTTCCAACAATTCTGTTTCTATCTTCTGGACCAATTGGAACAATAGCAAAGTTACTATCTCCTACTCTTCCTTTTACTTTGCCCCAACTATGAACTCCGGATTGTGTTCCTGTAGTTTCAGCAGGGTCGCCTCCCGGAGTTAAACTAACTCTAAATGATGAAGTAGTTAATCCTGTTGATAAAACAAAGTAATTCTTAGTTATAGACAATCCGTCCGGTAATGAACCAGTTGTTGTAAATGCAATTACATCGCCCGAAGCCAATCCGTGGCTGCTACTTGTAAACACCGCAGGTGCTGCAACGGTTACGGTAAATGTTTTTGTTGCACCAACAAATTCATTTGGAGACCAAGGTGTTAATTCGATGTAGTTATAGTTTTCACGTAGTGTAGTTCTTGCTAGGCCGTATGGTGCAAATGATATTGTACCTGTTCCCGCAGAACTAATTTCGATTGGAATTCCGCCTCGTGATTCAGAAATTTTAAATGTGTTTTCTGAAATATCTTCGCTAATAACAAAATAACGAGTTCCTGCGGTTATGCCTGTTGGCAATGTTCCAGTAGAACTAAACGAAATGATGTATCCGGCAATTTGACCGTGTGCTGTACAATTGATTACTCCAGGATTACCTGTGGTAATAGTACAAACTTGAGCACCATTTTCATCTGTATATTCTTCAAATTGTAAAACACGATAAACACTTTCAGTTTCATTTAATTTAAGAGCAGTTGACGGTCTGGTTGCAACTTCAACAACATCACCTGTTAAAACAACCTGAGAGTTTTGTCTAATAGTAACTTTAGTACCGTTTGGAACAGCATAGGCTAAACCTGCTGTTGTTGAGTTACCAGTACTTGCAATATTAAGTTTAGCTACTCCGGTTGGTAAATCTTGTGTATCAACTGAGTTAACAGAGTATCTATAAAGGTTTCCATCGGTGTGAATAACCTCAAGTTCACCATTGCCTAATGGAACATAGGTGAAATTGTTAATATAAATTGAAAGGCCGTTAATAGTATTTGCATACAACGCACTTGGGAAATATACCGAAGCACCTTGTGATAAATCATAATATAGACTTACCGGTGTTGGAATTTCTAACGGATCAGATCCTTCAGCAACCAACGCATAGATACCGTGTGCGCTTGAACCTGATACAGAACGAATCTGCCCACCATTTAATGCGTAATAAGAAATATAACAATAGTAAGTGAAAACCGACACAGCTTCTAATAAGCCACCGTTGGTAACCATAATACCATAGCCCATGTCAGCAACTTGTGTAAAGTCATTGGCCAACATAGATCTGTTACCAGGCATTAGAATTTCATATACGTTTGCTAATGAATTAATATAATCAATAGTATCGGATTGAATACTTGTTTTAGCTGCTAACAATGCTGTTCTTGAAGCAAGGGCAGTAGCATTATACCCAGTTAATGTTGGATATGTTACAGATGGAGCAGCACTAGTTCCGCTGGTTACAACATTGATTACAATGTCAATTAAACCGCCAATTGTGGTTGCTTCTGTTAGTGTTCCGGCTGATCCGGTTTGTCTAGGTGTTGCTGAATATGTTGATGCTGGTGCAAGATTTCTGACTACCTGCTGAGCTAGGTATTTTACGTAACCTATTGCAGCTATAGTTTCATCTTCTTCACCTGCACCTAATTGAAGAACTTCTAAATCCCCAACCCCGTCATAATATTTTAATGCTGCATCTCTAGATTGACTATTGCCACCGTAGGTAAAGTCATAAAGAACAGCTTCGATAATATATTGAACATCTCGAGAACAACGATCACTATTATATGTAAATGATGTTGTAAACGGTGAAATATTTCCTGCTACTTGTGCAGCAATCCAACCAATTGTTTCGTCTCTAATAAACCCAATGTTTGCATATAACAATGCCTTTGCATTTGCTTGATTTGTTGTTAACGATGCTGGATTGGTTAATGTTAATGTTGGAGCAAATGTTTTACCATTTTCAATAATGGTTGTTAATGCAGTTTCGTCTGATCTTAAAACAGCCTGACCAACGGAATCTCCGCTAATTGCGGCATAGGCTAAATCATGTGCATAATGAATTGCATCAAGAGTTAGTGTAAGTTGATCTTGAACAACTACTTCAGCATTTTGTTCTCTATAGGTAAATCCTGCCTTTCTTGCATGATAGTTTGTACCTAGAACAATATCGTAACCTACACCGTCTAAAATTAAGCCAACATCTCGACTACATATATCTTCGTTGTAATCAAATACATCAAAAGGCCAAGGTGTTACTTCGTCAAGGATTAATGAAGCAGATGAACCTGTTGGACCGTAAACAAAATCTCTAACATAGTTAACACGATAAACGGTATCATTAACAATAAAGGAAGCTGGAAGATTTGGTAAACGCATCAAATCTGTAACACGCAAGAATGTTGGTGTAACAACTTCTGTTATTTTAAATTTTAAGTTTCCAGTAAATCCGTCAATGAACATACCACCGGCAAACACATGCATGTCTTTGCTTCGTGTAAAACTTGCACATTCTTGAGCATATGGTGACTTAGCAAGAATTTGACCTTCTGGGTCAAGTACCATCATAAATCCGCCGTGACCTTGACAGGTTACCGCACGAACAATGTTTGCATCATTACATAAAAATACATCAAGATCGTTATTGTTTTTTGGATAATTTACACTTCCAGAATTATTGATAATATCAATAATGGCAGTGAACAGCTCGTTAATAACTGCGCCTGATCCTAATTCAGAAACAAATGCTAAATCAATTGTTTGAGATTTAATTGTGTTGTAAACTTCTGTAATTTCTGTATTTGAAATAATAGTTTGCGCTAGGTCATTTAAATGAACCATTGCAGCAGATGTTTGAGTTAATTGAGTAGTAATGGCAATCAGTGCGCTGGCGCTGCTTTTGTATTTTAATGCAGCCGATACAGATCTGTTGTACCCACCATAGCGCAAATCAAATGCAATAGCATCAACAATTAAACCAACGTCTCTAGCACATAGTCTTTCGTTATACTCAAATGTATCATCAAATGGAGTAATGTTATTTGTAACTCGATAATTAATCCATGCTGTAATTTCGTTTTGTAAGAAAACTTTGTTTAATTGTAAAAGGTCTGCGGCTGATCTAAAATGCCCCGGGTTATTAACCATTGGATATACAGGCAATGTAGGGTCAGCAAGATAATGATAACCATACAATTGTTCGGCTGTTGTAAGCCCGTCTATTTCTGTATCTCTTCTAAAGTATTGGAAAGCCCAAGGACTTGAGCTTTCGCCTGACTTTGGTTTAACAATTACTCGTCTAAATTCGTCACCGATGATAGCAACGTTCTGAGGAACTTTTAAAGGATAGTTTTCTTCATAAATTCCTGATTCAATTAAAACAGAAATTTGAATAGTTTTAGTTACATCTCCGTAGGCAATTTCCTCACCTATTTCAAACGTACCGTATTTGATATCAACATCAAATATTTCATCGCCCCCGTCGAGGGAACCGTTATGAGAAAGAATTTGAGCCAATGCACCAGATGTTTCACCTTTAAGATATAGACCTTCTCTAATGTCTCTACCTCTAGCAGCAACCGGATCTCCACTTAAAACATCTCCGGTAAAGTCTGTGCGTAGACCGCCTGTGTAAATTTTAAATCTTGGAAGGTCAACTACTACATTTGGTAGTACGGTAAACCCAGAACCTTGGTCAGTAATAGTAATACTTTGAACAATACCGCCTGCAACTTCGGCAGTACCAAATGCCCCAGATCCTGTAGTGTCTCCAATGCCTCTTGTAATACGTACAGAAACAAGTCCATAGCTTGAACCGCCGGAAATAATTTCAATATTATTAACTTTATAAGTTACATTGAATTTTGCTCCAACACCAAATTCACTATCACTAATAGTTGGAACAGCAGTATTCCCTGGTAATACATCATAAACACCAGACGATACAACTCTGAAAGTTGATATTCCGCCTGGGTTAGAAATAGTTGAAAGAACTTCTAGTGTTGTTGCAGAACCAGAACCGCCAGCTAGAGTAATAATGTCACCGACTCTATAGTTAGTACCTCTGGTATGTAAAGTTACAGAATCTGCACTCATGTAAACTTTGCCTGTGAATCCAGAACCAGAACTTGGAGCAGTTGAAATACTACTCAATGTACATTTAAATTCGCCCTCGTTATATGTCAATACCTTTTTGTAAGGACCAATATCTAAACGAGATTCGTTAACTAATTCTTCGGCACGTTTTAATGCTGCTTCAATAGTTCTATAAGCATACGCAAGAGCACGACCTTGTAGTTGCTCACTTACACCAGTTCTTTCGTCTTGACCTGATGTAGCAACGTATAAATTAACTGCTGAACCGAAAGCTGAGTTATCAACATAACGTTTAGTAGCAGCAATTAATCCATCATAAACTTCGTCATCTGTAGGCTCTGGGTCACGTGAAAGAATCAGCGGACCACTCATTGTACCAAAATCTGGATTTACAAAACCAGTTCTTGGGTCAATGGCTTCAACACCTGCACGAGAAATTTTAGTATCGGCATACGCTTTATTAACTGCTTCGTGTTGATAAATTGGTAAAAGAGGACTAGAAGTAGTACCTAAATCTAAAATTCTGTACTGAGTAGCGCCAGATCTAGTAGAAAGGTTTCCTCCTAACTGCGGACTTGGGTCGCCTGAAATTTCAGCAAATAAGGTATTAATTGTTATTTCGTTTGTATTAGATGTAAAATCTAATTGAATACCTGTACCCGCTGTCAGTTGTTTAAACTGAATTCCAGTTTCTGTATTGTTAACAGCTAATAGAGAATTTTCATAGCCTGCATACGATGTTGGGGTATCATCGAGACCTTTGAATGTTAATTTCTCGCCTAAACCTAACGAGCTATACAATTCTCTAAAGTTATCATTAACTTTACGGAACGAATCGCGTATACTATCACCTGTGCCGTCATTCCCAACTGCACCAATATCTATTATTTTTCTAGCCATAGTTTATCCTACAAAATGGATTATTTCTATATTTAGCCCAATATTTTAAAAGCCGAATGTAAATAACGTATGTTCTTAAAAACAGAAATACGAAAAACAGAATACATACGTATTAGTAAACTTGGGCAAGAGCATACGTATTTTAGAAATAAAACCGTGGCATTATTTCGTTGCGATAACTGCGATGATCGATTTGAAAGAGATATTAAAAAAATAGATCGAAAAAGATTAAGCAACAATTTTTTTCATGTTTGCTCAAAATGTGACGCAAAACGTTTTGCTCAACGTAAGGGCGTAGAACAAAAGAAGATCTGGGACATGCCTGCTAGTGTTGAACTTCCAGTGAGTAAGTTTTAAGAAGTTCGTTAAAAGATTTAGACTTTAGTAACGGATAGGAATAAAACTGGCAAGCAGAAACTATTTCTGAATCTCCATCGTAGTTTACGGTATAATAAAACTTATCCTGTAAAGTCCAATTGGTATACAAGTTTTCTTCTAAGCGTTTACAGCCCTCAGATTCTAAGAATTTTTCAACTAAAACGTCTTTATTAGCAGATCTAATAAGGCATAATGTTGTATAAATCATAGTAATTAAGGTCATTTTTACAAAGTCTTTTTGCGTAAAACTTACACAAGATGCAGGAAAATGCCCTCTAAAAAAGCCAGTGTTGCTAAATCTTTCGCTGTTACTATAAACAAATTTAAATTTTTCTTGATATCTAGGATCAACTGCCGCTGGGCTAGCCGGCAATAATTCGCTGAAAAACGGATACGGTAAACACGGAATTTTGGAAACAACTGATAATGTATTTTTCCAGGATTCTACGGTTTGTCCTGGCAGTCCTTGTATAAGTTGTATCTGCGGATTGATTAATGGATATTTTTCTAACAGATCGAGAATAATATCTTTTTGTATTTCCCAGCCAACATCGGGCCTATCTATATTTTCAAGAACTTGTTTATCTATATCTTGAATAGAAAATATAAGTTCATATCCTGTGGTCTGATCAACTAGGTTAGACTCTAACAATAAATTATAAATTTTTTTATTATTTTCTATTCTTAGTTTGCTTAAATTTCCAAACACTTTAAAGTTAGCATTTTCTTCTAAATTTTTCTTTGCAAAATACGCTACCATATCAACATCTTCATCATATTGACCCACGTTAGCATCTGCTAAAAAAATATTTTTAATTCCTAGCTTTTGAAATAAATCAATTTCTTCTTGATATGTTAGTTTGCGTCTCGACACCTTGGTTGAAAGACCGCCATTCCAATCACAAAAAGTACAAGAATATGGACACCCTCTGGTTAATTCGTAGGGTAAAGATATATCAAAATTATTCTTAAATTCGTAGTTGACTATCTCTTCTAACAGATCTTTGTTATGGCAATAGGGACTTACCTTGGTTTCTGGAACATATTTAAAATCTGCTACAATTTGTTTTTGTTTTTCTTTATCGTACCAACCTAGGTTAGAAGTATTAAATGCTATTAGTTTTGTTTCTGTTAAAATACTTTCAACAAGATCAGCAAACGCAACTTCTCCGGCTCCGTAGACCGCGTAATCAATTCCCGGGTTTTCAATAAAGAAATTGTTGTTGACATTTACATCAACGCTTGGACCACCAGCAACAATTATAAATGTTTTTTTACTTTGTATGTTTTTAATTTGATCTAATAAAAATGTATTGTTCCATATGTAATGGCCAGTGCATAATATATCTACAGATTTTTCTCTGCAGAGTTTTAAAAGATCATCGTCAGACAAGTGCCGTTGTTCAGGCTTTATCCAACGAATGTTATCGGATATATTAGGCCTGTTTATATCAATGTATGTTTTGAGATATAAAGAAGAAATGCCCAGGCTTAACGGCTGAATTGGGGAACACAATAAATCGTTAGGATGGTAAAACAATACATTAAGTTGTTTCATTGTTTAATAAATCACATTCTAAAGATCTTTTTAATATCTCCCATTTCTTGATTGTACATACTAATATATGGTTCTTGAAGATAAGGGTTTCCATCTTCTACAAGTTTATTAAATTGATATTGTATACGATAGCAGGTTCTGCTGGCAATCCCGCCCAAGCGTCTGTGTAGGGTAATTGAATTGTCAAACAACGACAGGTCGTTATCTTGTTGATACCAGTGATCGTAGATATACTTGTCAACAAATAATGTTTTATTAATATAATCAAAAACTGATTGAGATTCTTCCTTGGTCATACCTTTAATTTTTTCAATGGTATTGACGCTGTAATGAAGTCCTTTAATACCAATTGGGTTTTGCATTACCAAGGGAAGTTCGTTAGGAACCGGGCACATATTTTTATACATTAGGTCGTCTTGATCTTGTCTAAGACCTGGATTGATTCTACCGGGCGTAAACTTGTGTTCGATGATCATTTCGTTAAGTTCGCTTCGGAAACTTTCTG